CTGCCCGAGGACTCCGACGAGGAGCACCCCGAGGGCGCCGCCGAGCCCGCCGCAGAAGAGGCTCCCACCGAGGAAGAGCCGGAGGGCGAAGAGCCCGCCGCCCCGACCGAGGAGGAGCCGCCGGCCGAACCCGAGCAGCCCGAGCCGCCCGCCGAGGGACCGCAGACCGTCGTCATCGACGGGAAGGCGATACCCCTCCAGGAAGTGCAGAACGGCTACCTCCGCCAGGCCGATTACACGCGCAAGACCCAGGAGGTGGCGGCCGAGCGCCAAGCCCTCCAGGCCGAGCGCACCACCGTCACGAACGACCGCCAGCAGCTCGCTTCGATCCTCGACCTCGCCACCGACATCGTGAAGGCCCACCTCCCCCCGGAGCCGGACCCCGCGCTGATCGACACGGACGTGGTCGGCTTCATGCAGCAGGAACGCGCCTACAAGGCCGCGATGGCCGAGCTCACGAAGCTCGCCGACGCACGCAAGACCGCCAATGCCGGCTCCTCCAAGGAGCAGGAAGCGGCGACCGAGCAGGCCGAGACGGCGCGCCGCGAAGCGCTCGCCACCGAGTATCGGCAGCTCCAGACCAAGGTCCCCGAACTCCGGACGCCCGAGGGGCACAAGGCCTTCTTCGCGAACGCCGAGGCCGCAGGCGCGCACTACGGGCTCAGCCCGCAGGACGTGCAGGGCATCCAGGACCACCGGGCTCTCCTGGTGCTGGCCGATGCGGCCCGGTGGCGTGAGCTGCAGGCGAAGAAGCCCGCCGCCGTCCAGCGCGCGCAGGCCGCTCCTCCGATCCGGGCCGCCGCCAGGCAGGCCCCGGGCACCCGGAGCGCGGATGCGGTTGCAGCGGCCCGGGCTCGGCTCGAACGCGACGGGTCCATCGAGGCCGCCGCCGAACTCCTCGACGACAGCCTCTTCTCCTGACCCGAGCCGTCCGTTCGCCTGAGGGGCGCCGGCGGATCATCCCCGTGAGGATACTATGACCCAGGTTGCGGGCACCCTCGATACCTACGTCCAGAAGGGCCAGCGCGAGGACCTCCAGGACGCGATCTACAACATCTCCAAGGCCGACACGCCGTTCATCTCGAACATCGCGCGTGGCAAGGCCAAGGCGGTGAAGCACGAGTGGCAGACCGACGCCCTGGCGCCGGCCGACACGACCAACGCGCAGCTGGAAGGCGACGAGTTCACCTACACCCAGCGCGCCGGCACCGTCCGCGTCGGCAACGTCTGCCAGATCAGCCGCAAGCCGATCATCGTCTCCGGCACCGCCGAGGCTGTCGACAAGGCCGGCCGCAAGTCCGAGGTGAAGTATCAGAGCCTCAAGGCTGGTAAGGAGCTCAAGAAGGACGAGGAGGCCATCCTCCTGTCCCCGCAGGCCTCCAACGCTGGCGGCTCGACCTCGAACGGCGGCGCCAACACCCCGCGCAAGCTCGGCGGCTTCCCGTCCTGGCTCGTGACCAACGTCTCCCGCGGTGCCGGTGGCGCCAACGGCGGCTTCAATCAGGGCACCGGTCAGGTCGTCGCTCCGACCGCCGGCACCGCGCGGGCCTGGACCGAAGGCATGGTCAAGGACGTGCAGCAGTCCTGCTACTCGGCCGGCGGCAACCCGTCGATGCTGATGATGCCGGTCGCCTACAAGCGCCAGTTCTCCGCGTTCCCGGGCATCGCCCAGCAGCGCCGTGACACCGGCGACAAGGCTGCGACCGTCATCGCCGCCGCCGACATCTACGTCGGCGACTTCGGTCGGCTCTCCGCCGTCCCGAACCGCCAGTTCGTGGCGAACCGCGTGCTGATGATCGACCCGAGCATGGTGAAGCTCGCGTGGCTGCGTCCGATGCAGGTGGTGAAGCCGGCCCAGACCGGCGACGCGACCAAGCGGATGCTGCTCACCGAGTACACCCTGGAGGTCTCGAACGAGGCCGCCCACGGCACCATCGAAGATCTGACCTGATCCTCTGCTGACAGCCTGACACGACCCTAAGCGGGGCGCCCTCACCGGCGCCCCGTTCGCGTTTCCGACCCCCTCGAACCCGGAGGCCAGCGTGGCCGATACCTCCAATCCGAGCCCGGCCAAGCCGGCCGCCAAGTCCGAGACCGACGCCGTCCCGACCGTCACCGTCGTGATGGATCGCGATTACTGGCCGAAGGGCCCGCGCCCGGCCGACCTGCCGGAGGACCAGGAATACCGCGTCCGCGCCGGCGAGAGCGCCGAGCTGGCCGTCGACGAGGCCATGGACGTCGTCGAGGCCGGCATCGGCCGCCGCGACCGCGCGAAGGCCGCCTGATGCAGTCCGCCGCGACCTCCGCCGTCGTGGCGGAATCCGATCTCGTGTTCGATGGGGACTGGTGCCTCATCGACCACGACCCGATCACCGGCAAGCAGGTCTGGGCGCTCGACGAGGGCGGCAAGATGCGCATCCGCGAGGTGATGCCGGTCGACGACATCCTCGCCGAGAACGCCGCGCTCCAGGTCGAGAACCTGAACCGGCCCTACGGCGACATGGCGCTGGTCGCCCGGGTCCCGATGCACATCTGGTCGAACCGCCTCGCCCAGGCGATCGTGCAGCGGGATGATGCCTACCTGACCCGGTGGCTGAACGACGGGGATCACGCCCGCTTCCGCACCCGCGCGGGCCGGATCTGATCCGATGGCCGGCTTCGACAATCTCGACGACCTGACCGGGACGCTCGAAGACTACCTGGAGCGCGCCGATCTGCGCTCGCGGATCCCGACCTTCATCCGCCTGGCCGAGGTGCGCCTCGACCGGCGGCTGAACCTCGCGGACAACGAGACCACGCTGGCGCTGCCGCTTGTCGACGGCGCATCGCCGCTGCCGGGCGATTTCCGGTCCTGGCGTTCGGTGAGCGGCCCATGCGGCGAGGTGCTGGACTACGTCCCGCCGCACGCCTTCGCTTCCGGCAGCCGCGAGCCGGCTTGGTACGGCGGTCGGCACGGCGTGGCGGCGGGCACCTTCACGATCCTCGGCTCGATCCCGCTGGAGGACATCGTCGACAGCACCGATCCGTGGCTGTTCGGCCTCGACAACCCGTTCATCCGGGTCGCCCCGCAGTTCGGTTCGGTGACGCTGGTCTACCGCCAGGGCATCCCGCCTCTGTCGGACGCCTTCCCGGCCAACTGGCTGCTGGCGAAGCACCCGGATCTCTACCTCTACGCCGCCCTCCTGGAGGCCGAGCCGTTCCTGCGCAACGACACGCGCATGGTGACTTGGCGCGCCATGCTGGAGGCCGGGATCTCGGACCTGAAGAGCCTCGACCGCGACGCGCGCTGGGGCCGGTCCCGGATGCGTACCGTCGAGCCGACCCCCTGAGGCTGCCGTGACCGCGATCACCGATCTGGCGAGCCTCCAGGCCGCCGTCCTGGACTACATCGCCCGCCCCGATCTGGCCGACGCGGTGCCGGGCTTCGTCGCGCTCGCCGAGAGCCATTTCAACGCGATCCTGCGCGCGCGCGAGATGGAGGCCGAGGCCACCGTCGGCACCGCCGCCGTGCCGGTTGCCGCGATGGATCTCCCGGTCGTCTTCATCGAATGGCTGGCGGTGTCCTGGGCCGGATCGGGCCGCACGGCGCGCCCGACCTTCGCGGAAGCCGATAGCCCCGAGGCCCGGTTTCGGCATCGCCCTGGCGGCGACCCGCAGTACTTCACGATCCGCGCCGGCAAGGTCCGCATGGTGCCGGAGAAGCCCGGTGCCCTGACGCTGGCCTACTATGCCGCGATCCCGCCGCTGACCGATGCGACCCCCAAGAACTGGCTGCTGGCGAAGGCGCCGGACGCCTACCTCTACGCCGTCCTGGCCGAGGCCTACCTCTACCAGAAGGACCCGGCGGCGGTGCAGGCGCACTCCGGCTTGATGCTGTCGGTGCTGAACGCGCTCGGCATCAAGGCGGACACCGCGAAGGTCGCCAAGCGCACCGGCCGCCCGGCAGAGCTGAAGGCCTCCGCGGAAGCCGTGGCGCGGCCCGAGTAGCATGGCCTCGATCAAGCTG